TGGCAATCTCACGCTCGCCGATTGGGCGAAGCGGCTCGATCCGGACGGCATGACCGCGCGGATCGTCGAGTTGCTGAACCAAACGAACGAAATCCTCACGGATATGTCGTTCATCGAAGGCAATCTCCCGACCGGTCACCGGACCTCGGTCCGGAGCGGCCTCCCGGCCGTTGCGTGGCGCTTGCTCAATAACGGCATCGTGCCGAGCAAGTCCACGACCGTGCAGATCGACGAACAGGCCGGCATGCTCGAAGCCTGGTCAGAAGTCGACACGGACCTGGCGCGGCTCAATGGCAACATCGACGCCTTCCGCTTGTCTGAAGCGAAGGCCTTCATCGAAGCCATGAATCAGGAGATGGCGCAGACGCTCTTCTACGGGAATGGCGGGCTCGCGCCTGAAGAGTTCACCGGATTCAGCGCCCGCTATGCGACGACCGCCGGCTCACCGGCGAACGCCGACAACATCATCAAGGCGGCCGGCGCGGGTGCCGACAATCTCTCGATCTGGCTTGTCTGCTGGGGCGACGAGACCGTAACCGGCATCTTCCCGAAGGGCTCAAAGGCCGGCCTACTCCATGAAGACTTCGGCGAGGTCACCGTCGAAATGACGGCCGGGTTGCCGGGCTCGCGGATGCGCGCCCTCCAAGAGCGCTTCCAGTGGAAGGCGGGCATCGCGCTGAAGGATTGGCGCTACGTGGTTCGGATTTGCAACCTCGACATCAGCGACGCGGGCGCTGCGGCGTCGCGGAGCATCATCGACGCCATGGAGCGGGCGATTGAGACCATCCCGAACCGGCTCGGCCGGCCCGTGTGGTACATGAATCGCACCGCGCGCCGGCTGCTGCGGTTCCAAGAGCGGCAGGCGGTCGGATCTGGCGGCGGCCTCACGTACGACAACGTCGACGGCAAGCGCGTGATGATGTTCGCCGACGTGCCGGTCCGCGTGGTCGACGCATTGCTCAACACGGAGGCGCTCGTCCCGTAAATCACCCGGTAACAATCGGGTAAGAATGGCATTGTTATCCGGTTCACTTTTCAGAGGAGCGAATCATGTATGTAGATGCTTTGGGACTGGTCAGCGCGGCGCAGGCCTTTACGGCTGTCGCCGTCTCGACTAACTCCATCGACCTCGGGAACAGCACGCCGAAGCGGGAAATCAGCGAAGGTGAAGCGATGGGCTTTGCTCTCGCGGTGATCGTGGCGGCGTCCTCGACGACCGTCCTCGTCGAAATCATCAACGCGACCGACGCCGCGCTGACCGCGGGCATCATCGTGCTCAGTCAGCGCACATTCTTGTCGGCGGACATGCCGGCCGGCGCGCTGATCTTTATGCCGCTCCCGCAGAATTGGGCCGCGGCCGGCCCGTTGCGGTTCATCGGCATTCGCGTCACACCGGCCGGCGGTGCCGCGACCGTCACGTTGACCTCGTGGTTGACGGCGCACGCGCTGTTCTCGACGCTGGCGAAAACCTACGCCAAGAACTACGCCGTCTAATCGTCCTGAGCGCCGGCCGTCGTTCGTGGCGGCCGGCGCTGATTCACGTCTGTTGGAGAAGAGAGAGAGTGTATGGCCAAGAGCACCCGCGAACGTATGCCCACACCCGCCCCGGCCGCGGCGTCCGCCAGCCCGCAGACCGCGCCTGACCCGACGCTGACACCCGGATCCAGACTCGGGCCCAGACTCGCCGGTAAGGGTGGCGTCAAGGTCCGCGCGACCAAGATGGGCTACTACGACAACAAACGCCGACGCATCGGCGACGTGTTCCTTGTGGCTGAGGGCGACGCGCTCTCAGCGACCTGGATGACCCTCGTTGATCGCAAGACGCCCGAGAAGATCACGACGGGCGCCGAGGCGTTGCAGCAGTTCCACGACGACAAAGTCGGCGGAAAGGCGATGCCGGGGACCGGCGATATCGACGTCCTCGGCGAGTAGATTCAAGCTCCCGCGGTCGGGGGTCGGAAGCTGGAATCGGTGCCGACTCAATCCCGAGCGTCACCGCGCGTTCCGGGCCCTCCGACCGCGGGTCACTGACCGACGCTGCTCTTGATGTTCACGCCGCCGCGGAAGGAGAAGACCGACATGGATCGCTTACGAATGAGAATGCACGGGTTCGTCGCAGGGGCCGCGCTCATGCTCGCCGTGTGGATGCTCGGTCTTACGGGCCACGCCCAGCCGCCATTTGGCCCGGTCTCGATCACCGCCCAGGATGTCGCCGGCAACTGCGGGACGGTGGGCTCCTGTGCGGTCTTTCCGCTCCCAACGACACCAGACGTTGCGATCGACATCTCCGGCACTTGGACAGGAACGCTGAGTCTTGAAGGGGCCCCGGATGGGGTCAACTTCGTGCCGATGACCATGTTCAGCGCGGCAACGGGCGCGGCTGTGACATCGGTGACGTCGAATGCAACCGTTCAGAACCCCGCCGGGAACTTTAGTCAAATCCGGGTGCATTCCACGGCAGCAATGACCGGGACCGCGCTCGTGGTTGGGCGGCGGACACCGGCCACGTCCACGACATTTGACTCAATCATCATCGGTCAGGTTCGTATCAGTAGTGAGCAGGCCGGCATCCTGACGTTCCGAAGTCTTGTCGGTAATAGCGAAGACCTGAGGCTCGACCTCGCAAGTTCGGCGGATCTGTTCGCGTTTTCGAGTTCGACCGGCGCAGCGATCTTTGACACGTCTTCATTCAAGCAACGGCGCGCCTCGTCGACGCTGACAGTCGATGGAGCGACTACCGTTCAGATCACGCGCGATCACCACGTTCTCGCTTGCACCGGTCCTGAGTCGATCAACACCATCACGGGTGGCTCGCAAGGCATGCTGTTGATTCTTCAGCACACCGACACGGATTGCACGCTCGTTGATGACGACGATCCGACCGCCACGAATGCGATAGACCTAACGGGGTCGGCGAACGACGTCGGAGCAGTGGGCAAGGTCATCGTGTTGCTCTTCACGGCGGGCAGCACCTGGCTCGAAGTGACGGAGTCGGACAACTAACCCATGAGCATCTTCGGCAGCACCCGGCGGGAAATCCTCGAGTATTCGATCTACCTGACAAACGAGAAGCAGGTCGCGGATCTGCAAGCCGCCGATGGGGCGGACCTCGCGCCGGGTGGAGCGGGCACCTACGGCTTTGACGTCGCGCAGGTGCAGGCCCCGTTGTCCGCGGCCGTCGAGTTCAACGCGAAGATTTACGATCCCCTCAACCGGTTCCCGACCGTGCCGGCGGCTTATCACCAGACCACGCCGCCGCCGTCGCCGCCGTACATCTCAAGCCCGTGGTTCACCGGCAGCGACAAGAACTTCCCAATCGATCAGGATGGCTTCAAGCGGAAGTCGGGCGGCTGGTTCGGCATCTCGGCGATCTTCGGCGATACGACCTACTACTACTGGCGCCGGACGTTCTTCTATGAGCCGGCCGACGGTGAGAGCGGGGCTGGCGAAGGCAGCGGCGACGGCTCGGGCGCTGTGGTGCCGCCGCCGCCCCCGACACCGATCAGCAACCGTCGCTGGATCGATGGGTTCGAGCTGCCACCAGAAGGCGAAGGCGGCACGCCCGGCTCAAGCAATAACATTTATTCACGCGGCTCCTCGCGGCACGTCGACGGTATCGGCATGGCCTTGCGGGAGCCTGCGGCGATCTCGGTCAATCACCAGCACACGCCGCTGATTCCCGCCGGCGCTGGCGTGGCGTCGAGCTGGGAGCGCTTCTATGTCCGTTTGCGGAAGCTGCCGTCTGCGACCACGGACCTCTGGCGCTCGGGCTCGACGCCGTCCGGGCAAGAAGGCATGTTGCTTCGGATCGCTGCGGCGGGTGAGCTGACCATCAGTAGCAGTAACGCCGTCTCGACGATCACGCTGCACGGTTCGGCCGGCGTCCTGACACTCGACAAGTGGTATCGGATCGACATTCTGCTCCGGCAGAGCACCTTCGTCGCGGCCGGTCCGTGGGCGGCCGGCAACGGCTTCGATGTCTATATCAATGGCGTCCTCAAGTTCTCGGTGCCTGGCGCATCCGGCTTGAACGGGACCGGGCACACGGACTCGACCATCGGGCGGACATTGTCGGCGGCGAACGGCATCGAATACGACATCGACGATTGGATCAACGCGGAGCTGCCGACATTCACCGTCAATGGCTCGGCGTCCGTCATCACGGATCCCTCGTGGTTCTGCGGGAGCCGCTGCCATCTAATTCGGTGCAAGAGCATCGTCTCGGCGGGGACGTGGTCTCATCCCGTCGAGGGCTGGCGGATTCAACAGCAGCAGTTCCCCGATCAACCGCCGCCGATGGTGCAGACGAGCAACGTCGCACTCGACACGATTGTCTACGGCACCGATGCGGACGTGAGCATCGAGGGCATGGCCGGGCAGATCGGGGTCGGGGCCTTCGCGCTCTGTTGTAACAGTAAGTCGAGCGGCAACACCAACGGGAGGATCGGCTACAAGCTCGCGTCCGGCGGGATCGTCATGCTGGCGAACGACCTCGTCGCCGGCACACAGGTGTGGCGGTTCGCGATCTATAACAGCGGGGTCGCGATGCCGCCGTCCCTGAGCGGCTTGCAGTTCTATATCGAGCATTCCAACACCGCGCAGGTCGAGGACGAAAACGGCTTCTTTGCGGTCGCGGAAGTGCTGGGGCATTGGGGCGACGAAGATCCACGGGCTCCAGGATCGACGACCGCGGCGATTCAGCCGATTGTCCTGACCCATATGAATGGCGTGCATAACGCGCCGTATCCCTACACGCCCTGGGCCTTCTCTCAGATCATGGCCCCGGCCACCGTCACGCTCATCACTGGCACGTATGCCGGCTCGGCCGAACCGCAAGACCTCACCTTCCCGGTCCCGATTCATTGGCTCTGGATCCGGCCGACGTCTGGCGCACCGCTGAACGGCACGCGTTGGTGGAGTTCGTGCTTGGGGCCGCATACCGCCCTGAACAACGGGCCGCTCGGGAGTCTCGTCCCGAATCTCGAGGTCGATGCGAGCTTCCCACCGCCGGCCGGTGTGGACGGGCAAGAGATGCAGGTCAAGGTCCGCTTGGCCGGCAACGGGCAGAGCAACGTCGCCGGCGTGACCTATAGCTATGTGGCTTACTCCGACGCGGCCATGCGGTTCATGCTCAACGGGGCGTTTGCGCACCTGTCCGGCGCGGCGGGCCCATTCGCGAACCCGCTCTTTCGTGCGGACTTCCAACCGGAGGCGGGCTTCTTCTGGCAAGAGGACCCGGACACGCTCGCCGCGGTTGCGCAGCTTTGGTATAAGGGCGTCGGGCATGCCGTCTCGGCGGCGTCGAAACTCGAGTCTGCGGAGTCGTCAGACTTCGGCGATTTTGACATCGGGATCTTTCGTTCGCGCGTCTCCGCGCACAATCAGGCCGGCACCACAAACGCCTACAACCTCTGGCGGCGGAACGATGGCAGTAATGATCCTGGCATCCCGCGGGTGTTGCAGTTGGTCTCCTATGTCGGGAACGCCGTCAACCCGCGCACGATCCCGCTCACGCCCGCGTCGGGCCGGCGTCCAGCGTTCGCCCTCGTCACGCCGCACAACGCGACCGTGCCGCTCTTCCGGGATCCGGCGCATACCGGCACGACGTCGAGCGAGCTGACGAATGCGACCAACGCCGCCACCGGGATTACGGCAGGCGACATCGACGCGATCATCGTCGACTCAGCCCTGAACGCGAACGGGGTGGTTTACGATGTGTTCGTCTTTCCTGGCAGCGCGACCGGGTGCAATAACGGATGGAGCTGTCCCGGTCGGGAAGATCCGGTCGAGCCGGGCACCGGGCAACCGCCGCCGGCATTCCCGCCGGGCTGCGAAGACTTCGAAGGCGACAACCCCTGCATCGGTGAGCCCGGGACCCAAGATTCCGATCTCGACACGGACGTTGAGACGCTGTGCTTGCCCTACACGCATCGGCGCGTCAACCGCGCCCTGTCAAAGCTTGGGATCACCGCGCAGGTCACGAGCATCACGACGGAACTGACCGTCGAGGCGACGCTCGCGCGGCTGCACTACAAGGCCGACGTCGCGGCGACGCAACGTGACTTCCCGTGGGCCTTCACGACCCGTTACGCGACGTTGACCCTCGTTGCGGGCACGCCGACGGTGCCGGTCAATGGGGATTGGACGTACGCGTACCGGGTGCCGGCCAACATGATTTTCGCGCGGCGCATTGTGGCGTCCGGCATGGCGCGCAAGCACGATCCGAATCCTCCACCGTTCCGACATGGGCAGGACGACACCTCGACGATCGGCGCCGACGCCGATCTGATTTACACCGACGAAGCCGACGCGGTGCTCGAGTACAGCTTCCGGCCGCCCTGCGCCGGCGGCGCCGGCGATGCCCTCTTCAACGACTGCCTCGAGTGGCGGCTCGCGCATTCCTTCGCGCCGGGCCTGACGAAGGACAGTAAGAAGCAGGCGTACTGCTGGGCCATGTATCTCGACACCCTGAACCGCGCGCGGGTCGCCAACGCCAACGAAGCCGAACCGCAAAACCGCGGCGGGGATGCCGATTGGATCGCGGGGCGCAACTCATGAGCGAGCTCCGTCGCCACAAGGTCGCGCCCTTTCTGGCGCTCCGTGACGTCGACTGTTTTGGCGATGACGAGATCGCCGCGATGTTGAATCAAGCGACCTACCTCGGGCTCGATCTGACGCCTGGCTCGCCGGTCGAAGACCTGACCCTCTGGGAGCTCGAGATCCTCGTCCGCGAATGCGGAGCGGCAAACTAGATGGCTGATGTTCACGTGACGCCAGTCAAGGATCTGGTCGAGCACACCGAGACGCGGGACTGTCCCTGTCATCCGCGGGTTCTCGTCGACGACGTGTCAGAAGGTGACGCGGTGGTCGTGCATCACGCCGCCGATGGCCGCGAGCTCGTTGAGGAGCACGGGCTCAACTAATGGGGGAATCCGTCATTCAACGGTCGTTCGGCGGCGGGGAGCTCGCGCCGGCCCTGCACGCGCGCGCCGACCTCGTGAAGTACACGACGGGCTTGCGGACCTGCCGCAACTTCATCATCCAGCGCTCGGGCGGGGTGACCAACCGACCCGGGACGCGGTACATCGCCTCCTGTAAAACGGCTGCAGCGACCGTGCAGCTCCTTCGCTACGTCTCTGAGATTGCCGGCGAGAGCGTGCTGATCGAAGCGGGCTTCGACTACTTCAGATTCTATAAAGCGGGTGCGCGGGTGACACTGACCGGGGTCGTGGCCTGGTCGGCCATCGTCAATTACGTCGTCGGCGACATCGTCGTGCAGGGCGGGGTCAACTACTACGCGAAGGCGGCGAGCTTGAATCAGGCTCCGCCCAACGCTGCCTTTTGGTACGCGATGCCGACCGACATTCTGGAGCTGCCCAATCCGTTTCTCGGGCAGCATTTCCATTGGCATCAGACCGGCAAGGTCCTCACGCTCACGCACTACGATGTGACGCCGTACGAGCTGGTCTATGTCTCGTTGACGACGTGGATCCTGCGCGCGATCGTGACGGGGCCGGCCGTCGCGCCGCCGAATGCCGGGCTCGCGCTCGCGCTCGGCGGAGTAGGGACGCGCCGCTACGCCTACGTCGTCACAGCCGCGGCACCGGATACGTACGAAGAATCGAACCCGACCAACGTCGTCTTTAGCGCGGCCGCCGCCGCGCCGACGACGGCCGCGCCGCATGTCGTGTCATGGACGCCCATCGCCGGGGTGCCGGAGTATTACGTCTACTGCGACCCCTACGCCAACGGCACCTTTGGCTTCATCGGCACCGCGACAGGGCAGGCGAGCTTCTCGGATACCGGCTTCACGCCAGACTTTGGGCTTACCCCGCCGATCCCGACCGCGCGGTTCGTCGTCCCGAACGACTGGCCGCATTTCTCGAGCACGTATCAACAGCGGCGAATCTTCGCGCACACGCATACCGTGCCGGATGGGGTATTCGGCTCGAGGACGGGCTTCCCGAGCAACTTCGGGATCGCGTCGCCTCTACAGGATGACGATGCGATTACCTTTCGCATCGCCGGCAGTCAGAACAATCCGGTACGCCATCTGCTCGCGCTCAGGAGCCTCATCGTGCTCACGGATGCGGGCGGTTGGATTGTGAACGGTGGCGACGCGCGGGCCCCCCTGACTCCGAACGGCATCGTCGCAGATCAGGAGATTTACGTCGGTTCGGCTGATGTCGAGCCGGTCATTGTCGGTAACGCCATGGTCTACGCGGAGAGCCGCGGGAAGATCATGCGGGATCTTCAATTCGATCAGCAGGTCATCGGGCTCGGTGGACGCGACCTGACGATTTACGCGAGTCATCTCTTCGACGCCTACACCATCGTGGCGATCGACTTGCAAAAGACGCCGCACTCGGTTGTGTGGGTCTGTCGATCCGATGGGGCCCTGCTCGGCCTGACGTATATCCCGGAAGAGGAAGTCTTCGGCTGGCATCGCCACGACAGCGGCGCGAGCGCGGCCTTCGTCGATGTCTGTGTCGTGCCGGAGGGGAAGCAGGACGCCGTCTACTTCATCGTGCAGCGGACGATCAACGGGGCGTTTGTGCGCTACATCGAGCGCCTCGAGCCGCGGGAGATCGTCAACTTCGCCCTCGACGCATTCTTCGTCGATGCGGGCCTGACGTACAACGGCGCGGCGGTCTCGAGTGTGAGCGGCCTGAACCATCTCGAGGGGCAGACGGTCGCTGTTCTGGCCGACGGGGCTGTGGCGTTCAACGGCGATCCGACGGCGAGCAATGCCGCGGCCTTCAAGGTGACGGCGGGCGCGATCCCTCTGCCGGCCCCGGCGAGTATCGTCCATGTGGGCTTGCCGATTCGCTTCGCCGACATCGAGACACTTGACCTCGACGTGCAGGGCAGCGCGCTCCGCGACAAGCAAAAGAAAGTCGTCAGCCTGGCGCTGCTGATCGATCGCTCATCGCGCGGCTTCCTTGTCGGCCCGGATGCCGCCCACCTGACGCCACATAAGACGAAGCTCTGGGAGGGTGTGCCGCAGGAATCGAGCGGACAGGTCGAGCAGACGATTACGGCCAACTTCAACGAGCGCGGGCGGATTCTGATTCGACAGCCAGACCCTTTACCCCTGACCATTCTCGGCGTCATTCCCAGCGTGGAGGTCGGCGGCTAGTGGCCGCCTTTACCGCGCTCGCCTTGGGACTTTCGGCCCTTGGAACGACGATGAACGTCGTCGGGCAAGTCAAAGCGGGCCGCGCCGCGAAGAAAGCCGGCGCCGCTGCCGACGAGGCCTCGCGCGCCGCGGGGCTCCATGCGCAGGAAGCGGCCGAATCCCAAGCCGGGATCTACGACTACAACGCGCAGGTCGCGACGCTGCAGGCGACCGACGCGATCTCACGCGGCGCGGAGGAGGAATCCCGCTTCCGCGCCGGCGTGCGCGGCATGATCGGGAGCCAGCGCGCCGGCATTGCCGCGAGCAACGTCGATGTCGGCTTCGGGTCTGCGGTCGACGTGCAGGCCGACGCGGCGTTCCTCGGGGAGCTCGACGCACTCACGGTTCGCACGAATGCCAAGCGCGAAGCGTGGGGGTACCAGGTACAAGCTGAAGACCTCCGACGCCACGCCCAGATCGCGCGGAAAGAGGGCGCGTATGCCGCGGCGACCGGGGCGGTCGAAGGCGCCGCCTATCGCGAGGCCGGGAATGCGGCGAGTAATGCCTCGAAGTGGAACGCGGCTTCGACGATCGTCGTCGGCGGCACGTCGCTCCTGGCACAGCGCTACGGCTTCGGCGGCGGCGGCGGCCGGACGACAAAGGGCTATAGCCCCAGCATGACCTACGCGGGGCGGTACTAGATGCCGCGCGTCACCACCTACGGCGGGCGCAAGGTCGCAACGGAAGCGCTGCCCGGTGTGCGGAAAACAGCGGCCGAGACACCGGGGTCGACCGGCGTCGGACTCGCTGACGCCGAAACCAGGGCGGCGCTCAAGAAAGGGCAGGCGGCTGGGCAGAAGGCCGAGGCGATGGCTGGGTTCGGCGGGACCGTCGCGAAGGTCGGCGGTTATCTTCTTGAGCAGCAGGCGAAGGACCGTGAACACGACGACACCGTCGCGCTCGTGGAAGCCGAGAACTATCTGAAGCGCTGGGAAACCGATCGCCTCTACAACCCGGAGAAAGGCGCGCTGACCCAGAAAGGCAAAGACGCGCTGACGCTGCCCGAACAGATCGATACCGAGTTTACCGAGTTGACCGGCGAAATCGAGAAGGGGCTGAACCCGCGGCAGCTCGCGAAGTGGCAAGCCATCAAGGGCGACGCCGGCGTGAATCTACACACGGAAATCATGCGGCACGTCTTCACCCAGACGCAGGCCTATGAAGGGAAGGAACTGCAAGACCGGATCGTGAACGGCACCAAGCTCGCGATCGCGAATGCCACGGATCCGCGGCGCATCGGTGTCGAACTGGACGGAATGAAGGACGCTGTCAATAGGATGGCGCCGCAACTCGGGCTCGGTCCGGAGCAGATCAAAGCGCAGATCGAAAAGATCACAACCGCCACGCACGTCGGGGTCATCGACCGCCTCCTGACGAACGAGCAGACCAAGCAGGCGCAGATTTACTTCGAGGAAACCAAGGGTGAGATCGCTGGCGATGCACTGGCCGGGGTCGAAAAGGCGCTCGAGGAAGGCAGTCTCCGCAAGGAATCCCAGCGGAAGGCGGACGCGATCATCGCCAAGGGCGGCACGCTGACCGAGCAGCGGGCGGCCGTCAAGGAGATCGAGGATCCGAAGCTCCGCGACGAAGTGCAGCAGCGGGTCGAGCATGAAGCTGCGATCAAAGAACGCGAGGATCGCGAGGCCGAAGAGGCGACGCTAACCTCGTCGTACAACACGGTCGACCAATCGCACGACGTACGCAGCATCCCGCCGGCGACCTGGGCGAACCTCCCGGGCAGCGCGAAATCCGCGCTCCGCTCGTATGCCGAACATCTCGCCAAAGGCGTGCCGGTCGAGACCGACCTGCCGACGTACTACGCCCTGATGCAGCAGGCGGCGAGCGAGCCCGAGACGTTCCTCAGCCAAAACCTGCTCAACTACAAGGCCAAGCTCGACGAGGTCGAATTCAAACAACTCGCCGGATTGCAGCTCTCGATCCGGAGTGGGGACCGGAATAAGGCTGACAAAGACCTGGCCGGCTTCCTGACCCATAAGCAGATCCTCGACAACACCCTCGCGCAGTACGGCATCCCGACGGAAGAGTCGAAGCAGTCGACCGCGCAGAAGTCCGCGGTCGCCCAACTGCAGCGGATGCTCGATCGACGGGTGGAAGCCGCGCAGTCGAAGGGCCAGAAAGTCACCAACGTCGAAATTCAGCAGACGCTCGACGATCTCCTCTCGCAAGGCGAGACCGTCCCCGGCTCGTGGTGGAACATCTGGCCGGGCGGAAAGTCGGTCTCGGATACGACGAAGCGGTTGATCGACCTGACACCGGCCGACATTCCAGCAGACGTCCGGCAGCGGATCGAGACCCGACTGCGCGCGCGCAACCGGCCCGTCTCGGATGCGACCGTGCTCGACGTGTACCTCGAGATGCAGGTCAAATAACGTGGAACTCGAAGAGGTCCTCGACCAACAGGAGGGGACAAAATCCACGCCCGATCCGATTGATGCGGTCCTCGATCGCATGGACAGCAGCCGAGACATCGGCTTGCGGCGATCGGTGATTCAGGCCGGGACCACGTCACCCGAACGCGCCGCGGAGTCGCGACGCCTGTCGCTCAAGTTCGGCGAACCGCCCGACATGGTCGAGCGGAACTTCGACACCTACCAAGAACGCGCCCGCCTTGAGGACGTGTCGCGCATCGGCCGCGAGTCGCCCCACCTGGGCGACTGGTTGACGAAGGACGCCAACAACGCCGCGGTCGCGCATGACGATCTCCCGACGTTGTCGGCGCTGGAGCGCACACTCAATGTCGGCCGTAATCTGGTGGGTCGCCTCGGTGGGGGCGTCGCCGGCTTCAGCCAAGGGATTTGGGGCGCGATTCAGGCGGCGGCCGAGACTGGTCTGATTGACGCGCTCGCCAAAGCGGGCGACGCCGCCACGGCACCGACCGAGAGCGGCCGCGCCCAGATCGCGGAGTTTGCCGCCGGGACGGCCAAGGTCGCCGAGCAGCTCGCCGCGCGTATGCACGGGGACGAACGCCGCGCCGGGTTCGTCGAACGCGCCATTTACGGCGGCGTGGAATCGGTCGGGCAAATGGCCCCGGGGATCGCGCTCGGCTTCGTCTCGGGCCCCGCGGCGCTCCTCACGACGGCGGGCCTCACAACTGGCGGCCAGAGCTACACGCAGGCGCGTGCGCAAGGCGTCGACGTCGGGCAGGCGGCCGGGTTCGGGGCCGTGCAAGGTGCGATCGAAGTCGCGACCGAATACATCCCGGCGCATCGGTTGCTCGGGGACGTCGCCGCAAAAGCTCCACTCTGGAAAATGCTAATGCGTCAGGTCGCCGCGGAGGTGCCCGGCGAGGAAGTCGCGACGATTTTGCAGGACCTCAACGAGTGGGCGGTCCTGCCAGTCAACAAGGATCGGACATTTGTCGACTATCTGCGAGAGCGCCCTTCGCAGGCCGCGGCGACTCTCATCAGCACGATTACGGCGGTCGGGGCGACGACCATCGCCGCGCATGGCACGGCGCACGTGCTCGAGCAACTCGGCACCGTGGCCGCCGAATCGAAGACCCTGAAGCGCTCACCCGAGGCGGTCGAGGCCTTTCTCGCGCAGGCGACCAAAGGCAGCCCACTCGAAACGGTGTACGCGCCGATCGACACCTGGGCGACGTACTGGCAGAGCAAAGGGCTCGACCCTGAAGCGGTCGCGACCGACCTGACCGGGGATCCGACGG